ATGGAAAAAGTTAAAGGGATCGCTTTTTTTGATTTAGATGGAACGCTGTTAAATGAGCATTCTGACGTAACAATCGAAACAAGTCAAGCGATTATTCAACTACAAGAAAACAATATTATTCCAGTGATTGCTACTGGTCGAACAAATTTAGAAGTCAAAGAAATTAGTGCCCGTACAGGCATTGACTCATTAATTACGATGAATGGCCAATACGTCCTCTACGAAGGCAAAGAAATTTATAGTGATTTTATTCCTAGTGACGTTAGCCAACGTTTATACGAACAAACCCAAGCTTTAGGCCATGAAATTGGTTATTACACTCCAGACTTAATTAACGTCTCTAATCATAATGAGATAGTCAAAAAAACTTATGCCTTTATTCATTCTAATTTACCTGAAGTTAATAAAAATTTACATTTAGAACGCGATTTAAACATGCTTCTCGTTTTAGGCCAAGGCCATGATGAGCTTTATGCTGAAAACTTTCCAGAGTTAACTTTCTTCCGTAACACCCCTTACTCGATAGACGTCATCAACAAAGGCGGTTCTAAAGGTAAAGGCGTCCAGGAATTTGTTAAAGCTTTAGGTCTTGAAGGCGTCCCTACTTATGGTTTCGGTGATGGTCCTAACGACATCGACTTACTAAAAGCCTGTGATTACCGTATCGCCATGGGCAATGCCCGACCTGAATTAAAAGAAATCGCCACTTATGTTACAACGAGTCACCGGGAAGATGGGATTTTAAGAGCTTTAAGACAGTACAATTTAATTTAATTGCTAGACTTTTTTCTCAACTCCTGCTATTTGCTTTCTTAAGACTTTCAAATAACAGTAAATTATGCTATACTTTCGTAGTACACATCTCGTACACCCTTTTAATTTAAGGGGGCGTTACGGATTCGACAGGTACAGTTTGAGCTTGAATGGCGCTTCGTAGGTTACGTCTACGCTAAAACGTTAACAGTTAAATATAACTGCTAAAAACGAAAACACTTTCGCTCTAGCTGCGTAAAAACAGTTGGCGAAGATCCTTCCGGCATCACCCATGTGCTCGGGTCAGGGTCTCAAATTAAGTGGGATACGCTAAATGTTTCCGTCTGGAATGTTTAGAAGAGATTATCAGGCTAGCGAAGAAGACTGTTTGTTTTGTGTCAAATCTCTTAGCGAAACCTTAAACACAAAACTATGAGCGTAGAAGTTTAAGTGTCGATGTGCTTGGACGCGGGTTCGACTCCCGCCGCTTCCATTCTGTGAAGTTATGCGTTAGCATATGGAGTTAAAACCCTTGATATATAAGGGTTTTTTATTTTATCTTGTTCACTGGTTATCATCTATTAACAACAAATGGCATTTAAAATGGCATTTAATTATGGCATTTAGTAATTAAAATTAGCGTTGTGGGAGGCAATTTCATTAATCCGATTTGGGTTATTTTTTTTTGCTAACTATATTCCTTCCCAATAATCACATCAAATTCTTTTCTGCTTGTATCTGGGTTATACGTCACAATATTATAGTCTTGTTGCTTCCATCTTATTTTTAATTTATTTGTTATAATAATAGGTTGACCACTTCTGATTACAAATGTAGTCGTTCCCTCGTATGCCGTTCCATTATTTACATATATATCCTTTATCATACTTGTTTTAATCATTGCCCAACATGAATGTAAAATTATTGGCTCATCTTCGCCCGGCTCGAAACCACCACTTGGTTTTATTTCTAATATATCAATCCTTTCATTAAGCTCACTAACGTTATTAATGAGTGCCATAATAAGCACCTCGCATTTGTTGAATCATAGCTTGTACAGTGACTGGTAATCGTTCACTACTGGCTTCTTGACGGTTCAAATACCAATGTTGGACTAATAAACTGACAGACCACTCGAATTGCTCGTAGCCCTCTATAACGCCTTCTTTATCGCTCGAATCAATGGCGCTAATAACATATTCTTTAGCCGTCATGATTAAACCTTCAATCATTTTATCGTCCATCGTGTGATCAATTCTTAAACTGTTTTTAATATCTTGTAATTCTAACATATTAATCTCCTTTCAAATGCGGCGACATCGCCACATATAGATAATCAAATAAAGGTGCGTACCGCTAAGTACACACCTTATTTTTTTATTCGCCTACTGCTGGGGTAAATTCAATATAACGTGCCGCTTCTCCATCTATTTTCTTGTAGTCATTACGGACAATGACCGCTAGACCTTGAGAGTAGTAATCAAATTTCTCCCATTGAGTTGTTACTTGGTTACGTCTGGCCACGAATACCGCTTGTTTTAAGTCACCCATAATCATTGGGAAAGCTTTACCATTGTTAGCTAGTTGCTTATCACTTACAACTAACATAGGCGACCCAAACAATGAGTAGCCACTTGGTGATGTGACATCAGGCTGTAAGATATAACGTCCGTCACTATCTTTTAGTGTGTCCAAGTGATTAAAGCCTGTTTGGTTTGTCATAATCATTTTATTTAACGCTGGATCAAGTTCCACATTGTAAACTTTCTTTAAATCATCTAAACTTGCTGCGGGTACTTTTTTGAATGTTTTAAGCAAGTCAATGATATGCTTGTTGTCAGTATTATCGACTAACTGAGTGAGTTGAGCTTTCACTTCTGCCACAATATCAACTACGGCGTCTTCTACCACTTCATTGGATAAGGCAATCTTGCCTGCTCGTGTTTCAACTTTGTAATCAACTTGCGTAAACATATCAGCGTCAATGTCTGCAATTTCTGCTAGTTCTGCTTTAGTAGCTAAGATGGCTTGTTGATTAGTTGCTACTGGGTACTTCCCTTCACCATTTGAGACTTGTTTCACTGTCACGAATTGGGCTAAGTTCGTTGTGGCACGTTTTAGGTCAAAGACTTCACCGGTTACATCTTTTGGAATAACCACGTCCGTATTAATGGTAGTTAAGCCGTCTCTTACTTCACCGTGTGAACGGATATAGTCCTCAAAGCTTCTTAATTCTGTTTTTTCTGTGTCAATTAATGTTTTTTTCATAATAATTTCCTCTTTCTTTTTATCTGTATTTTTTGTTAAGAACTGATCATATGACCGAGTGTCTACTTTTACATTGGTGTCATCATAGGCTGGGACGGTCACAATGGAACACTCCCATAAGGATTGAATTGAATTAACTTTTCTGATAACTTCACCATCACGTTTTTCAAATTCATCCCCATCTTCACCTACTTTAAAACCAAAACTCATAGAATCAGTATTACCTGCTTTGATATTTTCATACACATCATTGGCATAACTTGTATTAGGAAGTGTCGCTTCAAATTTCAAGCCTGTTTCATCTACTTCTAGCTTCAATGTACCGTTCTTGACTCTAGCTAGTGGTTTAGAATAATCATGCCCCACTAATAAAACCACATCAGATAAATCAGTGTCTTTTAAGGCATCTTTTGTGATAACCTCTTGAAACCCTCCTAAATCTTTACTAGGTGTGTCAAACTTCAACGCATACCCATTAATCATCTTCCCCTTTTTTTCGGGATCACTCTCTGCTGCCGTTTCGTCCGGTACAGCTGCTTCTTTTGATTTTAATTCTGCTTCATCTGTTAACCGTTTTTCTTCTACTTCTTTACTCATCTACTGTATTCTCCTTTCTAAATTGGTAAGTGTCTAAGTTGTCCAAATGCGTGTAGTTTAAGCTAACTAGTAGCCTGTCTCCGCCATCTGCTTTTGGCAACCCTATCTTTTTACGCCCCTCATTAATGGTTAAGAGTGAGCCTTGTACTGCCTTAATTGTGGTTTCTAAGACTGATTGCGGGTCAGTTTCAAGTAAACGATCCGCATTAAAACGGACACTCAACTTTTTATCATCTAATAACTTGCTTCTAATTTCTGTAGTGAAGACCGAGAAGAAATGAATGAGCGTATTTTGCAAGTACATTAAATTAGCTTGAACATTACTTGAATGTTGCTGCTCCACTCCCAAACGATCAGTACTAATGCCAAACACTTTAGCAATTTGTTTAGTCGTCCAATCATTAGAATTTACCAGCTTTAACACTTCTGTATTAATCTCTAATGTTTTATAGTCCATCGTTTCATCTAATATGATGGTTCGTAATGAGTTTTCGCCATCGTTTGAGCCGTTAGCTTCTTCAAATTTCTTTCTGATTGCTTCTTTAGCCTTACCATCTAAGTCCGACTTATGAACGGTTAGAATACCGCTGCCGTTTACGCCTTTAGAGAAGAAATTATACAAGGTATTGTTCCCTGCTTCTTGGACATTCAACTCATCTTTTAAACTGTGTAAAGGTGACAACCCAACAATCCCATCTTGTGAGAAATACTTGAAATGTAACACATCATGGGCAGCTAATTTTATACTGGCAGTGCCTTCTTTTTTCTCATAAGTCAGTGTGCCATTTTCATTTTGAATTAAACTTACTTCTGAATTAAGCAACAATCGTAGTTCAGCAACTTCTTCACCATTTCGGATAATTTCAGCAAAACTATTACCGTTTAAAAGCATATTAGCTGCTAAAGCAAACTTAAAATGCCATCCGTCCATCAATTGATTAGGTTTAACATTAATCAAATAAGATAATTTTGCTTCTTCCTCTACTAAACCACTTTTGATAAGTTGTAACTCACTTGACGCAATGTCACTGGCAATCACTTTAATAGCTGTAAAAACGTCACTGTTTCTTAATGCCCGAATACTTGTAAAGTCTGATTGATTGTCACTTGTCAGACTAACCACACTATCAAGAAATGGATCGCCTGTTGTTTTTTTTATACTTCTTGCTTTAAAAAGTGCCACGTATTTACCTCCTTTCTTAATAATTGTTTAATGTTAACGCAACGCCTATGAGTGTTATCCCTAGTGCCAACAAGCCCCATTCCATACTTGTCAGCAATGTAATAGCACTAAGTACAATCACAAGACCGATTAAAAATAGTAGCGTGTGAATATGGTTAAAAACTAAAGTTTTCAGATGTGTAAAATTCATTATCAGCTTCCCTCCCTTCCGTTTCTTCAAAGTAGAACATTGCTTCTGTGTAGGCATTCATCAAAGCGACAATAGGGTCAATTCGATTTGAGTTTTTCGCCTTATTAATTTGAATGCCGTTATTATCTTCCTTTAAGATGGCATTATTCACGGCATGAGTCAGTAACTTATTCGCTGGGTGTAACAACTTCCCATCGTATAACTGCTCTCGAAACGTTCTTGTTGGTGTGTTCAGTGTCCTAGCCCCTTGCCTTACTTCAATTAACGGATAATTATTTTTCTCAAAACGACTAATTAAACTGTTGGCGTTCCAAGAATCGTAACAAATACCTAGTACATTCAAGTCGTTTTCTTGTATGAAATCAATCAACCAACGAAAGACTTCTTCATAGTCGATAATGCCACTTTCTAATGAAGTAATGGTACATTCTCCTAGTTTTTCACGTTGGATATAGTCAATGCCATCACGTCTTATTTTGTCTTGTAGCCCGTACTTTGTGCCTATAAACGAGTGACTATCACAATACAACTGATTATCTTCAAGTGGTACTATCCAAGACAAGCTCGTTAAATCATTGGTTTTTGATAAATCAATTCCCACATAAACGTCTTTACCTTGAATATTCTCACTTTCAATTTCAGTAGCATTCCAATCTTCGGCTGCGACGTAACTATCATCTGACGCTTGTAGCCATAAGTTAAAGTTCTTCACTAGCACCGAATTTAAGTTATTTTGCTTGATACCTAATGCCACATCATCACGTATCGCCTGAATCATCGTTTGCTTGATCGCTTCACTTTCAAAAATAGGATTAGCTTTAATGTATAACCTCTCATCATGAATTTCTTCCTTGTCGTCAAGTTCCCATATAGCAATGAAGTAACGATCAGCTTCTTCTTTTGCTTCTAAAACTTTAGTAAGAAACTCGTATTCCTCATACATTGGAACATTGATATTAAGTCCTGCTGTTGAAACAACTGCAAGTAATCCATTTTTTTGATTGCCCATACCTGATTTAATGACGTTGTAGACTTTCCTGTCCTTTGCTTCGTGCCATTCATCTAATATGGCTGTCGTAGCTCCAAAACCGTCTAGTGTACTTGTTTCAGACGCTAAAGCTATGGCAAAGCTATTACTATCTAAATCTGTAATTTGTGAGTTCAATATTTTTAATCGCTGCCGCATATATTTTGATTGCTTCGTTACTTTACGCAAACCGTTTGCCATCATGTTATAACCAATTTTGGACTGCTTTAAGGCATTAGAAACAAATAGAATTTGCCTACCTTCTGCTGGCTCTTTCTCCATAAGTAACGCATTTGAACCCATACCACTCACAAGATAAGTTTTCCCATTCTTACGGCTCATTGAGATAAACGCTCTATTATACCGTCTGTTCTCTGTTTTTTTCTCTCGCCAGCCATTGAGTTCAGCAATTAACCACTTTTGAAAGAGCAACATGTTTATTTTTTGTCCGTCAGTCCCTGGCAACATTTCCATAAAATGAATTGATTGGTTAGCAACTTCATTATTGAAATAGTAAGGAAAGTCGGCTTGTTCAGACCTTTTTAAATCATTTTTAAATCGAGTGACCGCTTGAATGATTTTTTGACCGGCTATAATATCCCCAGCTAACACCTTATCAGCGTAATCTAAGGCAAAGTTAACCGTCATTTAGTAACCTCTCGAAAGGATCACTCGGTTTTTCCGTTTTGGCTTTATTTAGGGCAAGTTTTGCTCTGGCTTCTAAAGTCATACCTAAAGAGCTGGCAGCTGATTTTAAATCTTTCATTGCTTGAGACTGTACTTTAACCGCTGGGTTAGCCTGTGTGATACCTGTTTTATCACTGGTGACAAACGTACCAAACTTTCTAATCTCACCTTCTGCCGTTTTTATCCTTGAATAAGATAAACAGTACGCAACTAACAAACTGTAATCTGTTTCAGAAATAGGGAAATCTTTTTTTAAGACTGGTATTAGTCGATTCCATTCACTAACTGCTGACTGGGGCAACCAACTAGGGGGGTGACTGATTAACGGCTGTTGTTTAAATAACTCATTTTTCGCTTCTTTTCGTTGTGATCGTTCCTCTAATGACAAATGCTGTCGTGTACCTTCTAATAATTTAACTGGTTTAGTCATAATTATTCTCCTTTCTATTTTTTATAAGCAGTTTTTCGCTGGTCTCTATCGTGTCAGAGGGCTGCATTTTCATACTTCTGCTTTATTCAGTTTTCAAGGAACTAAAAAGGATGCACTACCAAATGAAAACAATCATCTAGTAATACATCCTTAGCTTTGCTATTTAGGTGTATATCAACATATTTTTTTATCGTTTACCGTTCTAATATTGGTGACTTTCCCATTTCTGACAGTGATAATAATTTCGCCGTAATTAGGTAAGCTTATCTGTTCTTTTGTACCATCTGTAGACGGTACTACTATTTTTTCATTCATATAACTCCTACTTTCATTATACCACTTGCGATTACATTAGTAAACGGTAGTAGCTACTAACAACTTACCACCAATAACTTTGGAATAGGCTTATTTTGAAAAAGAAGGTATCATCATCGGTTCTTTAGAACCCGAACCGACGGGGGCATTCCTTAGTGGGTGTCTCTTTTTTCTTTCTCACGCCTCATTCTTTCCCTTTGTGTCTTGCGGTTATGGTGGAAGTGGCACAGTGAGCGGTAGTTTGATTCATCTAACCGCTTATCCCAATTATCTCTTAGCTCCACTGTATGATCCACTACGTCAACTTTACGGATCGTTCCTTCAATTAAACAATCTTCGCAACAAGGTTGATTTATTCTATATAGCTCAGACGCTTTCCGCCACGACTTGGAACGGTAGAAGGCAAAGTATCTACCTTCCTTCTCTTTACGTTCCCAGTATTCCTCTTGATGATAAACTCTCTTAGGTTGATGTTTGTCACAATAAGTTTTATCAAAGTCTATCAGCTTCCGACAACCTCCACCATTACATCTAATTTTGGGTTTCATTAAGTCCTTTGTGTTTTCGATAAATTTCTCTGTCTGTACCATCATCTAATAGTTCAACTGCTAACCTCAAAGCTTCACGTACCTTATGTTCGTAATTCTCATCAGACTCTCCGTAGATTGAAAGCCTTAGTAGTTCGTCAATTAAATCCATCGCTTCATCGTATTTTTGTTTCTCAATGTTTATCATTATTTTCTCTCCTTTAGTTTATAATTCTAATTCTTTTTCCATCCAGTCCACAATTACTTTAATATTATGAGCAGCTTCTTCCTCTGAAAGTTTAGCCGCTTTATTTTGCATAATAAGCATATCTGCGTACATCTTATGAGTCTCATGTTGCCTTTTCTTAACCTCCTTCATTGTTTCTTTCATTTCATTGTGAAACCCTGTAAAACTGAAACCTTTAAATTCTTTAGGAACCCATACTAGTTTTAACATTTCTTCCTCCTTAAAATTCACTTTCGATTACTGTTGATTACACTACATAATCACAAGTAGTCCAATATCGCTGTAACCCTTGTGTCAGTATGCTGGAACTCACTTTTAAAAAAATAATACTTTTGCTTGTTTTTTATACTTTTAATTGAAAGCTTTCTTACATAACGCCATAACTTCCTTATTACAAGCAAGCGCCATTGTCATTCTAAGTACCATTAAATTATAAGTGTCATCAAGCTTTCCGCTTGGCATTCCTTTTTCTAAATATTCTTGAAAAATAACATTTACTAAATGTTCCACCTCTTGTACATCATCTGGGAAATTACTATCATTCCTTAACGTGTTAAGCAATCCCATCATTAAATTTGCATAAATGCTTTTACTGCCTTCCTTTTCATTTACCACATAATCTTTAGTCGCTTCCATTGTTAAGAATAAAAGTCTTTCTGCTTGATCTATTTGTTTCTCATTTGGCATTTCATCAACTGAAATAATGTTTAACATATCATCACTCTTTCTATTATTTAATATATTTATTTAAGGATATTTATTGTAGCGGTCGGTAGTGGGGAAACGCCATGCCACCCCTACCACCTCTTACTAACACTGTTATATCAACGTTTGCAATCATCTTATTTGACACCATGACCATGCCACTCCATTTTTACCACTCGTGCCGGCATGGTGTTGAAAAAGTGGGTGGCATGGTCTTACCATTATTACCGACTTAGTAAAACGTTGCTACATCAACCTTTTCAACCTATGGCATGAGTGGTAGGGTGTTTTCTCACTTCTGCTCTCAACAACTAATCTAAATCATAGTCATTCTTTAAAAATAATTTTATATATCTTGCAACTCTAGTATTATCTTGTCGTATTGTTTTTTTAATTATTCCTAGATTTTCAAGCTGCCGATTGAATTTTGGCTGTGACAAACTCTTAATATTTTCATCAAAACAAAAATCTCGGTACTTATCAAAAATATTTCTAGTAGAGTCTCCTGTCTTAGCTTCTTCATCAATTCTGCAATAATCATCAATGAATCGTGATAAGTGATTGGCTTCCTTCAACCATTCTTCCTTAGCTTTAATCATTGGCTCTGACAAGCTCAATTGCCCTCGTTCCATTGCTTCACTGAACGCTTTTAAGCAATAGTAGGCAAACTGTGGTATCTCTTGTTCAATCGCTTTTAAATCATGTTTTTGCTTAAACTCTTTGCCTATCACAACGTTGAATGGTACAACGTATAATCTGCGGTCAAATCCCAAACTAAAATCATTAAATTGCGGGAGAGTATTGGCCGAAAATATCAATTTAGCAAAGTTCTTAAACATAAAAGGATCTTGCCCCTTATATTCTGCAAATAACATATCGTTTCCGGTCAATGCTTTTAACAATCCTGTCGAATCTATGAAATCTGCTGAAATATCAGCGAATATATTAGCTAACTTTTGATATAACATACTGGTAGCAAATCTATTATTTTTGTTACCTAGATCAGTCAATGAAGCGTTAGAAACATTTTCATCATTTAAGACCTTTGTTAAGTGATTCAAGAAAACTGATTTCCCATTCCCTCCTGCACCAATTAATATAGTAATGGACTGAAAGGGCGCATAGCTTCTATAAAAGCAGTAACCTATCATTTCAATTAAATACTTGGCGCTTGTATTATCTCCAGTTAACTCTTCAAGCCAAGATAATGTTTTAGTTGGTAGGTGTTCTTCATTTATATCCAACTCAAAATTATGACTTTGGAAAATGTAATCTTTTGGATTGTGCGGCTGCAACTGCTGCGTCTTAAAATTGTAAGTACCATTTTTAAAACTAACAAGATGTGGCTTACTGTGGTCAAACGGATTGCTTTTTGCTTCTCTATCATACGTTTTAATCATAATAAATCGTTTGACCTCGGCTAGTTTGCTTTGAGACCACTTGCCCACGCTCTCTAGCTCGTCTGTAATGACACTGTCCAAATACTCGGATAAGTTATCCATTCGCCATGTACCTGTCACCTTGTCGAATCTTGCGCCCTGTGAGAAGGAACTCACTCTGATGATTGGTATTTCTTTCATAAGGACATGAGCTAATTTTTGAGCAACTACTTTTTCTACCCCTTTTTCATCAGTAACTAACCAACTTGGCGTATCTGAAATTTTTTTTTCTAACGCTGGTTTAGCTTTTTGAATAAACTCAACAATATTTTCATTCACTTCTTTCAAGTAATCACCCCACTTTCTTTAAATGCTTTTTACTTTCTGTAAGTGCTTTTTCACAATACTTTTAAAAATAGTATTTACTTCTTTTTCATCAAGTGGTACGTCAATGAAATTATCATTTACAACTAAAACTAAGGTATAGATTGTCTCTAAGTCAGTTCCTAAGGATAAGCACTTGGCTATAAATCTCATAAGAAAATCATTTCTACCACCAGTCTTTGAACCTTCAACCATTTCAGTTAAGAATTTTGCCGTATACTTCGGTTTCCCTTGTGTCATAGGTTGATTCTGTGGCATTTCCAACTTACTAGATGGGTAATTATCCGCACTTGCTTCTAAGGAATCTAGTAAAAATTGAGGAAACTCGGCTAACTCTGGTAATTTACCGCTTATTCTTTTATATGCTTTCCCATCTATATGAGAAGGTGGTGCTACCACATATCCGTCTACTAAAATATCTATTCCTTTGAAGGCGTTAATTTGACGTTGGATCGTAACATTACTCGGATAATTAAAATAGTAATGTCTTCCTCCTGTAGGAGTATCAATAATCAAAGTATTGGGCAACTTCTCAAAGTGATTTTCTAGCACTTCTAATGTTTCAAAACCATTTTCACCATGGACATCAATATCAAGGATAACTAGACCTGTTTCTTTTCCAACCTGTAAACCTATATTGCATGATACGTTTTTTTCTTGATTCCAATGATCTAAAATCATTTCTTGGTTAGTTGTCGCTGAATGAAAACCATTCGAGAAATCACTAGTTTTACAAGGTATTTTAGTATTTGGATATAATGGTATGATTGGATAACTATTTTCCGCATAACTTAGTGCTGCTTTAAGAGTGAGTAATTCCATAAGTCTCACCTCTCACTACCTCTGCTTCGCAATCCACTAGAATGTCAGCGATACTTTGAATTTTTTCACTCATCATCTTTAATGATTCCGTGGCATTCGATAAGCCTTTCTCATTAAATAAGGAAAATAATACTAACTCATGATTTTTCTGACTTCCCTGTAAAGCTAAACAACTTAAATAGTTTTCTAGTAGTCCTATTTGACTTGTAACATCCGCAACCTCACACGCATAATCTGATACTTTTTTATTTTTCATTTCTTTTTCCCTCTTTCGTTTTTTGTCGCAACTGTGGTACAATTGAGGGGTAAAAACATTGCGAATATCTTTACCCATAACACTATTGGACTGCTATCCTTTAGTGTTTTTTTCAATTTCTTTTAATCCTTTAATTACTGCTGGAACTAAATAATTTTCTAAGTTCCAATTTACTTGAATAACCTTATCCAAATTTATTAGAATTATTTTCGCCTGTTCTTCATAAGTCATAATATATATATCCTTTCTTTTATTGATAAAGTTCTTATGCCTCCCACAAGCATTTAATTTTTGTACTGCTCTAAATATTTTTCTAAATCTGTCTTTTTGATTTTTTGAAGCTTACCTATTTTTATGACCGGTAGACCATCTTTGATAAGATTACCTAAACTACCTCGTGAGATTGAAAGATAACTTGCTGTCTCTCCTAAAGTTAGGTACTCTTTAGCGTTATAAAGATTTAAGTGCTTTTTTACCAGTGGTTCGATATTGGTTAAAACACCGTCTACTATTTGAATTGTTGCTTGTTTCGATAATTCTAGATTGTCGATTTTTAATTCCATAGGCTCACTCCCTTTCTTTAAGAATAAATAGTGTTTCAAAATCTTTTTCTAAATAGTCAGATATCTTTTTAGCTTTAGATGACGATACCGAAGTTCGTCCATTTATAAAATTTGAAAAAGCAGATGGTGTTAAACCTACTTTCAAAGAAACTTCCTTTTGATTTACTCCTTTCTTAATCATTGAAATTTGAATTTCTTTCTTATTTGGTGCTATTTTCATTTTCCCACCCCCTTTTTTCTTTCCATTTCAGAACTCACCATCCCGCAAGTTCTAATTCAAGAACAATTTCATAATAGCATTTTAAAAACAAAACTGCAACAGTTAAATCAAAACTTTTATTTAGTATTGTTCTGAAATGGGAATAGTGGTACGATATAACTATAAAAATAAAGGAGTAATGACTATGGCTAAATACCCTAAAATGATTGAACTTGGGAAATACATAAAAGAATTAAGAGGAAAAGAAGTTAGTAATGAAGAACTAGCAAGCTATCTTGGAGTATCAAAAAGCTTCATTTCTGATTTAGAAAATGCTAACAAGATGAATCCACGTATTGAAATACTTGAAAAAATAGCTAGATTTTTTACCATTGGCGATCCAGGAGCGTTTCAATACATATATATAAATCTCTTAGAACGTGCTGGTTACACTAAAGAAAGAAATGAACTTGCTCATGCTCTTACTGAAGAGCAACATGAAACTTCAAAAGTTATTCCTCTTCATGAATTTATAAATGGCATAGACGAAAGTTGGACAGCGCCTTTAAAAGATGGTGAATTTATAACTACATATATGAATAGTGAACATTCACAAATAAGAGGGAATTTTTATGGATACGATAACTTCAACGATCTAGAACGAATATTAAAATACGACTATCAACGTCAAACTAAGACAAAAGGCGGTTTTGATAGTTATGGAAACACCTCTCTTTACTATAAAGGGAAAAAACTGACTTCCCAAGATAGGGAAAAAATTTCAAAAATATTAGACGTGCTCTTTGATGAATAATTAATCTCCCTATTGCCTCCCACAAGCGACTAGGAGAGAAATATATGTCAGCTATTCAAAAATACACAAACAAAAAAGGGACTTTCTATAAGTTCCAGTTGTACGTTGGTACCGACCCCATCACTGGCAGACGTATCAAAACGACACGATCAGGCTTTAAAACAAAAAAAGAAGCCACCCTATCAAAATCTAGATTACAGCTAGAAATTGAAAAGAACGGCTTTAAAACGCAAGTACTAGACACTTACCAAGATGTTTATACTATATGGATCAAGAACTATGAAAACACTGTAAAAGAAAGTAGCTTTGTAAAAACTGAACGACTGTTTAGAAATCATATTTTGCCTTATTTTTCTAAAATGAGAATTGAAAAGATTGATATTCTAACCTGTCAAAAATTTATCAACCAACTTTTTAAGAAGCTGAAACGATTTAAAATGACATTTAATTATACCTCATTGGTTTTCGATTATGCTCTTACATTAGGTTTGATTGATAAAAACCCCTGTAATGGTGTAACTGTGCCAGTAAAGATTGAAAAACACTCTAAAATTGAGCCATCTAATTTCTATAATAAGCAAGAAGTTATTCACTTTCTTGAATGTATGAAGTCAGACAAACATTTCAAGGCTTATACATTGTTTCGAGTTTTGACCTACACTGGAATGAGGAAAGGAGAACTCTTAGCTCTGACATGGAAAGACATCAACTTTAAAGACTGCTCCTTATCCATTAATAAAACACTATCTAGGGGCAAAGATTCTAGGTTAGTTGTTCAGACACCAAAAACTAAAAATTCTTTACGTTCCATCTCCTTAGATGATGAAACAATTATTATTCTCCAGCAATGGCGAAAAATACAAAAGAAAGAATATATGATCCTTGGTTATAATACATTAAACAGCGATCAGTTAGTTTTCAGCAATGAGCAAAATAGTTTCCTGCAGCCAACCAAAACAAGAAAATGGTTAGTTGCTTGTCAAAACAAACATGACCTTAAAAAAATAACAACTCATGGTTTCAGACATACACATTGTAGTCTACTTTTTGAAGCTGGTGTTCCGCTAGAACGAGTTCAAGAAAGATTAGGACATAGTGACATACAAACAACCATGAATATTTACACTCATGTATCAGAAAAATCTAAAGAAAAAACAGCTTTAGACTTCGCCAATTACATGAATTATTAA